ATGGACCTGCCGTAAATGCAGTTAACTTAGATGCAATTTCCATTGCTTCATATGCGTCAGCACCAGCATGTATAGCACCAAGTGCATATGCTGCTCCTGAACCTACAGCGTATACTCCATCTGCAGACTTACTTATAGATAACTCTTGGTCAATATCAAATATTTCTCCACCAACAGCAATTATAAACTGAAAGCGATTTTCTTTGGTATCTTCATCAAAGTTGTAGCCATTTTCTGACATACATTTACGAAGAGAGGGCATTGCCTTTACTACCATAAAATGATATAAATCTTCTTTGTCTTGCTTTGTGGGAGTTGGTGGTTCCCAAATATGCTGTGCTATATCGCAAGGTAATGTTTCACCAGAACCAGCAATTAAAAACATTCCACTTTCTGAAATCTTTTTTACTTCAGGATGTGTGTAAATTTTTCCATCATTGTCTGTAGTTCTGCTATCAGCAACTAGGAAGCAACGGTCTACATGTTCTATACCTATAATGGTTGTCATTGTCCCCTACCCGTTTATCTACGTCTTACGCTTCTAACGCTTGCTGTTCCTCTTCCTGCACCAGTTAGTCCAGAAATTAAACTCATAACATCTTCTTCTTGCTGTTGTTGTGGTATTGGGGAAGGAGAGCCTCCTACTGGACCACCAACAGGAGCAGGGGACGTTTGCTCAACCATTGGATTAGGGGCACCAGCAGGAGGGACTTGTTGTTGCGGTGCAAAGGTAGCCTCAATAGCATCTTCTAATGCTTGTCCCTTTTGGCGAGCCTTGATAACCGCAGCAATTTTATTTACCATGTCTGACGGGTCTTGTCCCTGTGTTGCCATCGCTGGTATGGCCTGAGCCATTGCTGTAATACCACTGAGTAATGCTGTACGCATATCCTCAATTTCAATCTTTTCAAGTTCTTGTGTTACGTTAACAGTAAATGGTAACTCACGCATAGCCATATCTTTAGATATTAACTTGCCTCCAAGAGCCTGTAGCATAAAGATAAGTCCTTGGGCTGGATTGAGACCAGCAAGCATGCCATATCTTACATCTGCTGAGTAGTCACCCTTAATATCTTTAGTTGGCTTGTAGGTAATTTCATATGGAGAACCAGAGTCAACACCACGAATAGTTTTTTCATCAGAAAAAATTAATTCATCAATTTCAAAACAGATACTTATAACATCACGAAGTGCTGCAGCAAATATTGCTTGGGCTGATTTAACCTGTGTATCAAAGGCACCCATAAGGGCCTGTACACCTTGGCCCGTAACGATAGATGCATCAATATTACCAGTACGTGATTCTGGATAACGAGTTCCTACACGAAGTTCTGAGTTTAATAATGTCTGTTCTGTAAATGCGCCTTGTGGTATTGTAAGTTCTACTCGACGAACACCTGCTGGGTTTGCGGTGCGGATAACCGCATCTCCACCCAACTGTAATTCTTGTACATCTTGTGGAAGTACAATAGGTGCCTGTACTGATTTCTCCGCTGCTTCCATTGCCAGTAAGGCGAAACGGTTGCGGAGTAACTGAATTCCAAGTACATCGTCGAATTGTCCACGTAGTTCGCTGTCAATAGACGGCTTACGTGCTACAACTATCATTATCTTACCAATAGGATTCTTAGCCTTTGATAAAATTAAATTATCTCTTGCAGGAACATATACAACTGATTGGTCATTATCGTAATAACGAATCATTTCAATCTGGCCATTTAGGTCCTGCTTATATCCTAAAGGACCTAAAAGTATACTGTCATACTCTGGGAATTGGCTAACCAACTCACCTAGTGTAAGTGTATATCTTTTAGCAAATGCTATACAACGACCATAACGGTCAAACTCTGGATAAGAACCAATTGGGTTCTCTAAGCGAATACGAGGTAGTTTAGCATCCTCATCTAGTTCAATAACAAATGGAACAAAGCCATAGGTTATATACCAGTCTGCTCCTTGGTACATCTGGACCGATAGGTCAGAGTGTTGAAAATAATTACTAGCAATACGAGTACGCTTATCGGCAAAATTACGAGCACGGTCATTGACTTGATTAGCGGCTGAGCAGTTAACCGCTGGAAGAGGCGCCATAACCTCCGAAAGGTCCCTGGCAACGATATCAATAAAATTTGCCACGACATTAGCGTCTACACCCTCTGGAAAAAAATCAGGATAGACCTGAGATATCTGCCCCTTGCGAACAGCAAGAACGTCAAGGTTTCGAGCATCACGTTCATGATTACGATAGCGCAGAGATTGAACTCGTGCTGCTATTTGTTCAATATTTAATGCCACTACTTGCCTCTTTTAATTCTACTTCTCATAAGTGCTATTTTTTCTCTGCTTGAACGTGCTGCAATTTCTTGAGCAGTTGGCTTAGGTGGTAATCCCATAGCCACTCTAGCCTTTGCTGCACCCTCTGCATTAATTTGAGCCTGTGACTTTACAACCTTAACAGAGTTTCTTTGAATAGCATCTGTTGTATTTCTATAAACTGGGTTTACGGCTGTAGAGCCTCTACCTGTAATACCACCTACTGCTCTAGTAGCAATTTTCTTAGCGGCTGCTCTAGCAGCAATACCTGCTGCAATCATTGGTATTGGCATTTTATCTCCCTAGTTGTATGTTTCAGACCATTGCTCTGCAAAGGCCTCGTCTAAATTAAGTGAACCTCTACTGGACATTTGTGCCCTAGTAGCCCATCTGTTAGTTTGATACTGTCCGACTCGACTTGATGTTTGCATTAGTTCTCTACAACGTATTATAGCAAACCATAAAGCCATTACACAGTCTGTTGGATTCTTGGTATCAGGTTTCCAAATGATAAGTTGCTGTACCAAAGACTTAAGTCCCTCAGAACCTTCGTTAGAAGGTAATTCTATTATGTTGTTATCTTGGAATCTACCATCTCTGGTTGAACCAAATAGGCTTGCCATAGAGGCTACACCAAATCCTACATCCCACTTGTTCTTACCAGTAAAGTGTGAGTTAAGTTGACAGCCATAGGTTGCTAGATAGTTACGTAGTTCCGTATCCATAGCATAGTACTTCTGGTGGGCGTTAATCTCAACCCTAAACTCTTGTGGCTTAAATCTTTCTACCCACTCCTTGATAAGAGCATTTTCTTTTTGAGGGGAAGGGTCAACCATGTTGACGCAATCTAAAACATATATCTTACCATCAGAACGGTTATAGGATACTGCTACGAAAGCAGAACGTCCAGTTACCGCAGGGTCAAATCCAATTATAGTATAAGTTGAATCTATATTTTGCGGGTGCCCTGGCGTGTCTCTTCTAAGCGGTCCACGCTTTCGCATACCGTTAACACATCCAGATACAATTGTTGGCGAGAAGATGGAGTCGGATTGGACATCTTCTTGTTGGTAGACCATAGCCCAGACACTCGGAGCAACTTCAGACCGCCTTGTAAAAAGCGAGGGTCCATCCCATTTGGGATATAGTCCTTGCTCATTAGGTTCGTCCTTCTCTCCTTCTGCTCTGTCTGTCCAGGGCCAGAGTGTTTTCCACTTGCTTGGGTCTTCATCAAATTCTAAAACGGCTGGCATGGACATGTATGTAAATGGTGTCTTGCCACCAGTCCATTGTTCGCCATCACGTATCATCTTATACAAGTCAATAGGTGCGACACGGGTTCCTACTATAAGTAATTTTCCGTGCCGCCCTAGGCGGGTGATAACTTCTTTTTGAAGCCATTCAATTTGCTTCTCCCACTCATGGGCGTTTGCGTTCATCACCACATCATCAAGGATAATCAGGTCGGCTCTTGCACCGTAAATCTGTGAACCGAATCCTAATGCTTGTACAGTAGGGTCCTTCTCGCCAGAGTCTCTTCCTGCTCCTAAATAAATCATGTCGGCTGACCAAGTTGGTGAGTCTGCTTTGTAACCACCATTAGGTCCGAAGGACACCTGCATCTTGGTCCAGTTAGGGTGGCTTAATCTTGTCTTAATCGCAGATAGGAACTTACGAGCCATACCTTGCGTTTTGGAAACTATAATAATTCTAACGTTAGGGTCTATACAAAGACGGTAGGTAACGTAGTTGATTGTTAGAACAGTTGACTTGGCGTGTTCTGGTGGTACGTTAATTAAGATACGATTAGTTGCCGCTTGCTCATAAGTCATAGATGGGTGAATGAACCTTGGTTCCTTACCCTCTACTAAATCTACCCAGGTCTTATGGTGGTCAAAGAGTTTAGTCTCTAGGAATTGCTCCGAGAACTCTTCGAAGGAGATATCTTTTAGATTAGATAAATCCGCTTTGACACCTTTGCCTGCTAGGCGGGCTTTGTCCGCTTTGTCTTTAAACTCTGGGTCTGACATAGACCATTGACGGAAAGTAACATCGTTGCGTCCTACAGCCTTCATGGCGTCTACTACGGTAGAGCCTTGCCCTAGAAGTTCTAGTACCTGCTTTTGGGCTACATCCTTGGGGATGTTTTGTACCCCTGGCTTACGACCCACAGATTGCCCCCTAAAACGGTGATTTAACGGTACCCATAAACGGGCAGACTATCCCCATTATTATTAATATTAATATTATTATTAGGAGTTGCCGTAGAACAAACGGAGGCAACTCCGTATATATTTATTATATACTATAGATAACCTGTTCAAAGTAGTAAAACCGAACAGATAGGTAATAATTACGCTCATTCTGAGCGTATAATATATACTAGGCCCCTAATATAACAGTAATTTTTAGTGGGATACTATATACCCTCCTGTTAAGTTTAGTTAATAACCCCCCCTCAAAACTATTACTACGCACTATTTATTAGGCTATTTATTATTTATTAACGCTATTTGCTAATTACTAGGGGATTACTAACCCCTAAGCGTAATTAAGGGGGCAGAATATAAACTTATTTAGCGGGGCAATAAATAAATAATAATTGTTAGCCAATATCTAAAAGCCAATAGAGAGTGGGCTATCTGCTCAAGGTAGGGGAATAAACAAAAGTAAAAAAGAAGCTAAATTATCGGCAACCTCGCAAGGATTAAGGGCATGCCTAGCCCCGAGCCTTAACCCTGCCGAGCCTCAAGCCTTGTCATATAATACGACACGCTCAAGCCACCGATTATTGGCGGGTACTTGACCTAGACACCTCGAAGCCTCATAATTAAACCAATGGCGAAACCGAGTAGCCACCAAACAAAAGGATAAGAAAATGAGTAAAGCAACAACAACAAAAGCAGAAGCAGTAAAAGAAAACCAAGTAATCAAAACCGATTATGCTGAGTTAATTGCTAATGGATTAGATAACAATTCACAAGGGCAACAATTCGTGCAACTGGTTGCAAATGAAATGGCAAGCGGTACGACAGTTAGGGAAGTTAAGGCGAGCATGAAGTCTTTACTAAAGGACATCAACATCAAGCCAATTATCTTACCTACTCATGCCGAGGCTATCCCTACCGCTTCCCTAATCATGGATAAGTTCGCTAGTGAAATAGAAAGCATTAAGGTATCTAAAATCCTTTCCCTATCTGCTCGAGTTTTAGCAGATAAGAAAGCAAGCGGGGCAAAGGCTCACATTAACGCTTTTAATACTTTCGCAGAATTGGAAGCCAAAACAGCAACCAAGAAAGAAAGCCAAACCCGTGAAGCCTCAACCAAGCCAAAGGTAGATAAGAAAGCCAAGCCTCTAAATGTTGAGGATTTAGTTAGCGCAATTTATCAGGGCATAACCTCAATGAAGCCTATCGGACAACTAACCGAGAAAGGCTCGAAAGAGGCTAAAGTAATCGAGGCGTGGATTATGCAACTACAGAAAAACCAAGCAAAGGCGAAAGTAAGCGCCTAAAGAAAAAGAAAGTAGCCCCCCGCAAGGGGGGTTATTTTTTTGCCCAAAAAATTTTCGACACAAACTGTGCCGACACAAACCTTTAATGAGGCGGATGAGGCGGGGCGGTGTAGATGGGGGCGATAATTTTTTCAACACAAACTTGCGCTGAGGCGGTGGCGGTGCTGAGGCGGTGGTGGTACGGGCTTGTCATATTATATGACAAAACTATTTGGTGCTTGACACAGGTATAGTTATAGGTCATAATTATCTTACTGGCGAAATTCGCTGGTATGTCTGTCATATACTATGACAAACACTACGCAAAGGATAAGTAAATGGATACAGCACTAAATAGCACCTTATCCGCACTCTTGCAGAGTGTTGAGGTGCGTAAGAATATCGAGGCTGAGGCGCAACGCAAGGCTGAGGTAAAGGTTAGAACTGCTAGGGCTATGGATAGGGCAAGCCATGAGTGGCGATGATACTGCGCTAGATTTCATGTCCGAGCAAGAGGTAGCCGAGATACTTGCAACTGAAGAATTGTTAGAGGTTGATATGGATACCTT